AATCGGAGAATCGAATCCGGTCGTTATAGCGCCAATAGAGACGACTGCTTTGTATTTGCCTTGTCTAATATCTTCTAGAATTGCGTCTCGGTCTTTAGTCTCGCCATCGACGTAAACGATTTCATCTTCAGCAAGATATGCCTGCAACGCCTTGCATATCTTTTGCCCGTGGTTGCGGGTGACGCAAAAAAACATGGTGCATTTTCTAAACTTTTCGTAGATGAGCCATTCCTGAATAGACTCTTTGATGACGAACTCGTTGCTGGTTCTTTCTTCGAGTTCTTTAATATTAAAGTCACCGTTTTGAGTTTTAATCCCTTCAGTATCAATCTTAGTGTTGACGAGCGGAAACTTATATGGAACTAGGAACCCCTGCTTTCGCAATACGTCCATTCCGATGTTGTAACAAATCCCCTGAAAGAACTTATCCTCACCCCAGATTTTCCCGCCTGAAAGCCTCCACGGCGTGCCGGTCATTCCAACGACAAGGGCGTTTGGCTGAGCAGAAAAAATACGGCCATACATTGTATTATTGTTACTATTTCCACATTCAACAACGGCTTGATGGCAGTTACCAATAATTAAAGGTTTGCCATTTCTTCTTACAATTATGTTTCCCTTGGGAACCCTCACACAATATACATGTCCGGTGTAACTTGATTCTGTTTTACTTAATCCTTGAAGACCAATTTTATTGGTATCTTTGTGAATAAATAATCTATGTATTGCACTAAATCTTTCGCTTCTATTATCTTCTTGAATTATCTTGTTTGTTGAATATCCACATAAACAACATATTGCTTGATAAAAGTCACAATTTCTTTTTTCTTTGCTAGAATAATAATATGAATTTTGAGATAAAATACTTCCATCCCATTTTACCATGTATTCTATTATGTTTTTTGCTTTCTGAAGACTGGTTTCTTCAAGCTTGAAATATTCATCTAAGAACTTTGTCTTATATTTCATTTCTACGGAAAAACGTCTTTTTAGTTTGATGTTTTTGCTATTTACTTTGTCGCATGAAGATACTTCTTTGAAAGTGAAATTCCCTTCATTCATAAGATTCAAGAAGTCTTCTATCTTTCTTTCTTTTGAGAATGAAAAATAAGCTCGCCCAGAACTATGAAAACTACCGTCAGCCTGAAATGCAATCAATAACTTTTCAAATGGTGTTAATTCACTTTCTGACTCTAATGATTCTGCAAATCCAGCTCTAAACATACTATAATTAACATTAAATTTATTATTAAACTGTGATATTGATTGCTTAAATGTTTTTGATTTATTTCTATCTAAGAATAGAATCTCATGATTTTCGGTCATTGAAATATCAATTCTTTTATCACTTTTTAATGATATAAGTTTTGAATTGTTAACCCATTTTTTTATATGTTCTGTTGGTTTGCAAAAAGATATTTTTAATGAATCTTTATCAACTTGAGCGACTTTCTTTTCTTCTGAAAGCTGATCGAATCTAACAAAACCATCTTCTGTTAAAATTTCAACATCGGGCGGAAAACATTCATCAAGAATAATCAATCCAAAAGATCCACAAATACCAGGATTTCTTCCGAGTGAATCCCGTGAAGCGAAGATGACCTGATGATCGGTGTCTTTGCGATTTAGGCTCTGACAGTAAACGCCCGCCTCGATATCGCAAAAGTGATTAAATTTATCCAGATTTTGCTTGATAAGATGTGATTGTGAGCAAAGAACTAGCACTCGACCTTTGGGCGCAGCGAGCGCGGCTATTTTACCGCTCAAAATCGCCTTTCCTGAGCCAGTGGGCGCGACAATGAGAGTATGCCTACGCCCACTCATTAGGTCTTGTCTGGCGGCATTTATGGCGGCTTCTTGATAGTCTCTAAGTATTATCATTCTTTCTGAACACAATCGTATAAAGTGCGCTTGCGATGATAAATGGCCAGGCTAACATGCAGAGCAGAACCCCAATGGCCATCGAGCTTGCATCAAGTTCATCGTAAGAGCGGATTGCAGCGGCTACAAACAAGGTCAGGCCAATAACTAGGTACAACAAAACCGCATGTTCAAGGCTGAATGCTGACATAGGGCGTCCCATAACACTGTGACCAGAACTCACAAACCAAACCATTTCGCTTGCAATTGCTGGTATTTTGCATTGGCTGATCAGTTTTCAACGTGCGCGCCCGCAAAAGCTGAGAGCGCATATTGAACATCGTCTGCTCAATGTTCAGCATATCAAGAGTGAGGAATGTTTCTCTATAGTTCGTCAAACCAATGCGCTCGACAAATTGCTCATGGGTTTCGCCTTTTTTGAGCCGTTGCCTTGGTTTTTCTATTTCACGGTAACTCATCCCAATGAACTTATCTGGATTGAGGCCGGTCTTGCGGGCGAAGTGTTCAGCGTGTGAAGCATATAGACACATCTGCGGGTCGTTTTTGAGCTTGAACCTAATCATCTCATCAAGGCCCACGCCGACGGTCTTCATGTCGACAATGTACCAATGCCCGCCTTCGTCTTCAAAGATAGCATCGGCGTACATTACGAAGTCTTCTGTGAAGATCTCTACTTCAGTCGCTATGAAGCGTTCTTTTTTAATATTGTTTGCAAAATATGTATCAAGACACGCGCGCAGTTTAGCACCGTCGTTGTCCCAATTAAGCCCATTCACGGCCACAACGGATTGCAAAATGTCTTCCGTGAATGAGGCTTTGTCATAGGCTGATAGGTACAGCGCCTCATGGAAAGCGCTTCCGAAGGCGAAATAAGTGGGTGACACCCAGTTTTCGTCCCTGGGGGTCAAATCAACATAACGATGTTTGAACTTGGTTTCGCAGGTCATAAGCGTTCCGAGCGCACTCTGGCTCGCAACAAATGGCTTCTCAGGGTCACGTCGGAACGCTCTTTCCATGCTTCACCTCAAAATGGGACGTTAGTCTTAGAACCAGCCGGACGCGGAGAAACGCGCGGTGGAGGCGTAGTTCTTACTGGGGTTTTTGCTGGCGGCATCTCAGGAACGTCGTCTTCTTCAGTAGCGACAGCAGGCTGATCTCTCTGAACAATGTAGTTCTTGACCTTGGAGGACATCGAGCCGTTGTATTCTTCGACCTTAGTCTGAACTTCGAGAACTTGATTCTCCAGGTCGGCGGCGGTGAACTCTTCTGGGAAGCTTCCCCAGATCGCTTTGACGCACTTCTTTAACTGCTGCCAGCCAATCTCTTCAGCCTTGGGATTGTCGTTTTGATAGTTGATCATATCCGACGTATTCCAGTTACTGTATTGACCATCGACCACTTGGAACTTGAGGCGAAGATATCGACCAGTGCCGGTCTTTGTTTCCCTGTCTTCAACGGACGTAATCATAACGCGATATTTGCCTGCTGGCAGACAATCCATTGAATCAGAGTAGTTCTCAGCTTGTTCACGGCGAAATACGAAACTCATTAGATACTCCTTATGTTGTTATTTACTTGAGAGAGGCGAAAATCTTATCATCCATTGGAATGCTAGGTGTCAGTCCAAATCTGTTTTTTGCAATCCACGCGGGCGTTTCACAGGTACGCAGGACGCGCTTGCCTGTGCCAACAGCACGCAGACGGTCATCTTTCACGCGGTCTTCTTTGAGGATTGTCTCGAACTGAGCAAAGAAGACAAAATCCATCTTGGCCACGACCAGCGCGGCAGATTTCTGATTGAGCTTTATTAAGTAGCGATCATAGGCGTCTTGGTCAGGCGAGACGTAGCTCTTAATCTGATCGTGGCCCACAAGAAGGATGTTTTTTCCGGCAGCAACAAAGTTGTCGAAGATATGCATGAGCTTGAACCATTCTTCCTGTGCAATCGCATAGCCCTTGCCAAAGCCGGGTTGCTCGATGTTCTTCCAGTTATTCACAATGCATAAATGATTATGGATGTGATTTTCGAGATAGTCCATCGTATCGATCACGATAGTCTGATATTCGCTATCATAAGCCCATCTAAGGGCTTGAAGAAACTCATCATAGTTCTTTAAGAGGGGTGTTTTGTCGGCATCAATCCGCGCGATGCCATCCTCGATATCGAGAAACAGAGGCTTCGGTGCAAGTGCCGCAAAGCTAGATTTACCAATGCCAGGAACGCCATAAATTAGGCCCTTCCAAGCGCGTTGCTGCTTGCCTTTGATTATGTCCATACGGCTCTCCTTGTTAGGTGTGGGGGTTTGACTAACACCAAAAAATTGAATAGGTCAACACCGAAAGCACACAGTGACATATATTAGAAACAACGGAGGTATTTCAGTGAGATACGCTAGTGTTACTGAGGCCGCGCATATTCTTGCCGTGAGCAAGATGGCGGTCCGGCAGTGGTGTTTACAGGGGAAAATTAAATTCCTGAAAATAGGAGACTTTTTGCATGTCGATCTTTGGAACTACCTAAAGGACCAGGGCGTAGATCCAAAGCAAGTTTTCGATTCCCTCGATCACCAACGGGCCACAAGGACGGGTTGCCATGCTATCAAAGAACGACGAGTTAAGAAGTCTAAACCAACTCAAGTGGAAGTTATTCACGGTTCATTCGGTCGATGATTACGGGCAATGTTCATGCAAGAATCCCGCCTGCCCATCGCCTGGCAAACATCCGCTAGAGCGCAATTGGCAAGGTAACGCACGCCATTGGCCGCATCCATTCCCAGAGCGTCACAACGTAGGGGTTCCGTGTGGAACGCAATGCATTGTGCTCGATATCGACCCGCGTAATGGTGGCATTGATAAACTCAATGCGTTGGTTGCTGAGTATGGTGAGTTACCTGAAACATGGACGGTGCATACAGGCGGCAACGGGTTTCACTACTATTTCAAAGCGCCACATGAAGAGTTCCCAAGTGGAAACGCTCTGAAGGCACAAGGCGTGGAGCTTAAAGGTCACGGTAGTTACGTTATCGGGCCAGCGAGTAAACATATAAGCGGCAAGCAATATGAATGGATGGACGGCTTTAGGCCGGAGGATAAGCCGCTGGCTGAGTGTCCTCAGTGGGTCATCAGCGTTTGCTCGGAGAAGCGCAGAGTACAGCGTGAAGCGCGCGAGTACGACGGGAGCGTTGACCGTGAAGAATTGATGGATGCGTTGCGTTCTATAAGCCCAGACATATCGAGATATGATTGGATCAAGATTGGCGGCGCATTAAAAACTGCCGGATTGTCTTTTGAAGATTGGGATGCGTGGAGCGCACAAAGCCCGAAGTATAAAAAGGACGAGATGGAAGAACAGTGGGCTTCACTAGAGGCTAATCGAGTTTTTCCCGAAACTATTTTCCATCTCGCGTATAGACAGGGTTGGACACCACCATTGGATGAAACGCCGTTGAATTTTGTCGTTTCGAGGGAAACACCTAACCCACCGCCGCCGGGATGCCCAGTTGGATTGCCCGATAACACGCTTATCAAGGCGGTTGCAAGTGCGATACTCGACTCAGCTATGCACAAGCATTCTGCCTTTGCGATTGCGAGCACTCTTAGCGCGCTTTCGGGCCTTTCCCAGGGGAACTATTACACACCCGTGAAGCATGGGTACGTCGGCAGTTATTACATCCTCATGGCGGGTGCATCGGCGGGCAAGGAGCACTACGGAAACCGCACGATGGATATTATCCGGCGTGTGGCAGAGCACCGGGTTCTTAGGATGCCTAGTTCATCGCAGGCACTCAGGTTTGAGTTGTCAGACTGCAACGCGCGCATCCTGTTTATGGACGAGGCGCTGCGCGTTTTACAGAACAAGGTAGAAAGTAAGAACCAGGTCGATCAGCAGCTCATAAGCGATATTCTGAGCATCTGGGGCATGTCAGGAGAGATTCTCTCCGGTTACTCGACAAAGCGTGAGCAGGATAAAACGCCTGACGTGAGACTTCCTTTTTTGTCAATCATTGGCTGCGGGACAACGGAAAAGTTTGACTATCTTTTGCGCCGGAGTGCAGATTTTATCACCGACGGCATCCTTTCACGGTTTGATATTGTACAATCAGATTATGCAAGTGATGACGATTTTGATGAGAGTAGTAAATTTATTTTGGAAGATTGGTGTTTGGATACTCTCCGTGAAGTGGATGGTAGGCCGGAACATAAAGAGACTTTTGTGTTACCTAAAGACAATGAGAAGGTCGGATCAAAGAGAGAGAAAATCTTCTATTTCGAGCCACGACCAGTGGTTTATACAGGTACATCAGCAGCAGAGTGGAAGGCGATTTTCAAGGACTATCAGCGCAAAGCCCGTGACGATTCAGAGAATAACCTCGCGTCGTCGCTTTGGAACCGCGCTGCGGAGAAAATCTTGCGTACAAGTTCACTACTCGCCATTGCCAGAAATCCCCGTGAACCGAAGATAACCCCGTCGGATATCGAATGGGCACGAGGATGGCATGAGTGGATTGTGACCAACATGGAGGTTCGGGTCTTGGATAAAGCAGGTCAAAGCATTGAGGCGGAGATCGGTGAGATTCTCCTCCACCAGCTCCAGAGGACCGCTCCCCAGGGTCAATGGGTTGGCTTGGGTGTGCTTCGCAACACAAGTAGGCGTTTACGGAACTGCGAGGTCAAGGTCATCGAGAAGGCGGTCGAGAGTTTGGTCATGTCGGGTCTTGTCAAAGTTAAAGACACTCGGCGGGGTCCGGCCAGCACGGTGATTGCTTTAAACTCAGCACAATGATATAAAAATGGTAATTGGTTCGGGTTTGGGCGGATTCCGCTAAAAACTTAGTACAACTTAGTACATACTTAGAACAGGGGTGTACTAAGAAGTTATTCAAGCCCGATAAGCACATAATGCTAACTTAGTACATTAGTACGGGGGATATACCCGACCGCAAAATCACTAAATTTTAGGATTTTGAGGGTCGAGTATTTTATTTTATTATATATATCTATTATTACTACTATTAAAACTATTAGACTTTTTTATTCTGAAAGCCCTTCGGGCTTTTTTTTCTTTTTATTCAGATCTCTCTTATAGAGCGTACTATGTGTACTAAGTTTAATACTTGTCTTACTCTCAGTTAAATAAAAACTTAGTACACCCCCGTACTAAGTTTGTACTATGTGTACTAAGTTTTAAAATGTTCTTCTTATTATTGATAATCTTCGCAATAAATTATTGAGGCGTCCTAAGAATAGGTATTACCCCCCCCTCTCTCCCACCTCCCTCATTCACGGTCCTCCCTGACTCCTGGGCGTTAGGAATGAAAAAGGCGGGCTTTAGCCCCGCCATTCGTTCAGACATAGTGTTTTTGTACTCTCACCCCAACTGGTGGGTTATCTTTCAGCCACGGCCTTCTTTGATGCCCTTTTGGCGAACTCCTCGGTTATAAGGATTGTGTCCACGTCCAGGTCAGGATGTTCACGGCGCATCATGGCCGTAAAGCCGTCCTCAAGGGAGCGCGCTACCATCCGAGCGCGTTCGGTGACCGCCAAGGCCACTGCGCCCTCAGAGCGGTCGATGTAGCCCATGAGCATTATCTTTGCGGGGTAGCCGTACTCACTCGCCCTGGCGAACTCGGCACACACCTCGCGCTCCAATCCGGGGCATGCTTTCAAAATCAGATTCTTCGCTACCGTCTTCATGTGTGAATCCTCCACTGAGGATATCGTATCGCATCCACTGTCACGGACAGAGTTTCTTCGTACCCGTGAAGAATCCACCCTCCCCAAAGAGAACGCTTCCCGTCGGGTTTCTCAAAAGCGAAAATAAAGCTGTGCTTAACCCAGTCTGGCGACAAGTATAATTTCTCTTTACTATTCCTCTTGATACGGTTCAGCATACCAAGCGCATTCAAAAATGACCTGCGTGTTTCTTGCGAACTAGCACGCGCAAACTTCAACGCTTCACGGAAGTGTTCGATATTGTTTATCTCGATCATTTTGCACCTCAGTTAAAATATTCATCCCAAGAAAACTTCTCGATGTTTAATTCAATTGTCATGCAGTCAACTTCAATTACGCAGTCGTTTTCTAAGAAAGCCGTGAAGCTTTCCGGAGTGGTGACCTCTACTTCAAATCCTTGAGCGGAGAGTTCGGCGGCATATCTGTTCAGTTTGCTGATTGAGGAATCCTTTGAGCGTTTCATCCCGCACCTCAGTTAGTTCGATAGACGTAATAAGTTTCATCTTTAATTTGAATTTCAATTTCATCGCCGTCATAGGTTGATATGAAATGACCACGACCATCTGCGGATATGGCTTGCTGAACTAATTCGTTAATTCCACAACCGCGTTCGACAAGTTGTAGAATTGTTTCATTAGCGTCTTCACAAAGACCACTTAATGCTTCAAATACTTTGCTAGGGATGTTGGTACATGCAGAAAGAAACATTGGCCTAAATGCCCATAAACTATCAATAATTGTATCCCTAGCCGCCTCATCAGCCTCCTCATCTGACATGATTAAATATTTTGAATCAGGATATTCCTCTTGAGCTTGTTCGAGTGTTTCGTATTTCATATGCCCTCCTGACACTTCCTATAACGGCAATTTAGCACAAAGATTAAGCAGTATTTTTTATGGCCACGGTTTTATTGGATTTTATTTTTTTGTTGCGCTTTAATTCGCTTCCGGTTACGGAACACATCCTTATCCATTCACGGAGAGAAAACCCTATGCACAATGCGAAGCCATGCCCGTTTTGCCAATCAACACGCCTATCGTTTGACTGTTCTCATCTTGGCACTTCGATGCGCGTGCGTTGCAGAAGTTGTGATGCGCTTGGGCCGTGGATATTTAAAGCAAAGAATGACGAGATTGAAGACCTTGCTCAAGAGTGCATTGAGCGCTGGAACTTTCGCAAGTCACAAGATGGATTTACCAAGGTCCAAGACACCTATTTTGGAGGGAAAACAGATGATGAAATTCGTGCTTATGGCAGAGAACAGGGGGCGGGAGAGCCTCAAGTCCGTACATACCGACCCGAACTTCCCGCCGCGCATCGAGGTCGATCCACGCTCTCACGAAGCGAAAATAGTCGTTACAAATAAGGTAACAAACCATTCGTCAGAACGAACGCTTTCAATGCGTATTCTGATGGAAGCGCCACAACCAACGGTGATTCATTCACTCTCGATTTCTTATCAACAATGTATGAGGGAGCTACAATGGAAATAAAGATTACAAACGCAGTGAATGGGTTCATTGTTGAGCGCACGATTGAAGATGAAAAGCAATACTTTTCCTTTGGCGGATACAGCGATGAAATTGATATCTGCACTGATATGCTTAGGTTTATCCTTTCTGAAATTGCACCATGTACATCCCGTTATGCGGATAAAAGGATATACATAGTTGTCAAGCCCGGAGATAAGAATGAAAAGTTCACCGAAGAAGATTCTGCTGAAATCTGGCCAGAAAGTATTTGATAAACAATATGGGGACGGTGTTGTGGTGTGCCAGTGCCATAACACATTCACGGCCTCATTCGATAACAGAGTCGCTTATTACTATGCAGACGGAACAGAACTTGGCAGTAACTTGCGCGGCGACCGACCCGGAGCTTTATTGGATGATCTTCACATCGACGCGGGTTTGTCGCGTTCTGGATATTCTTTCTGGCGGTGGCTACTTGGTGCAAAGGTTTGAGAGATCACATCCGCAGTATCCAAAAAGCAAAAGGACCAAAACTGTTACGCGCCTTTTTGATAAAGATGGAAAACAGCTTGAAGGTGTTCACAACTACGCGCGCATGAGGCTTATGCGTTGTGCGCGGCTTGAGGTGTTCTGTCATGGAAAAGGGATCTCAGTATTCGTACTCAAAAAAGAAAAGGATACTCAAACTTTGGCGTGACCATTGCGAAGAACTCGCAAGGCTTGTGCGCTCGGCACACAAGACAAGCGGCATTGAATATCTACATCTAATGAATGCTCTTGATGAATATGAGCGCGATGAGGTGTTGGCAATACTGGAGATAGACAATGAAGGAAAACGTGTTTCAACTCATAAACCTCGGGATAATGAATCCTAATTCTGAAATGGGATCTATTCTGATCGCTGAAGAGTTTCAGCATAATCTTTTTTGGGCGCTGATTATTTTCGGTATTGCTACTTTATTTTTTAGCCTCTCCACGCTATATCAGCCGCAACAAATCAGATGTGCGTTTGATAGATACAAGATAGCAAACAAAAGGATTTTCCTGCGCTGTTGTGGTGTGGTGTGTCTTTTGATCTGCTCTTTCTTTTTGTACAACGCCGCGCGTGCGTACTTCCATCCGCATCTGGTTCTGTTCGATAAAATGAAGGAGCTGGTTCGGTGAGGATTATGATCAACACAAAGATTGCAAAAGAATATGGTATGCAAGGCGCGGTTCTTTGGGCGGCCTTTGAAAAGATTTTAGATGAGAGTAAATGGACACAGGTTCGTGTCTCTGAGTTGGTTAACATGACAGATAAGTTATTTTCTGAGACACCACTCAAAGTAGCTATCCGTAAGATGGAAGCAGATGAGCTTATCGAACGTATCTCAGACGCGGCTTCAGATGGGGCGAGATATAGGTTTGGTCTTAATTCAACTCGGTACTATCGTAAGCGCCCATCACGACCCGAGCAGATCCAATTCCCAGTTCACTCATCTCCTGTTCATCCAGATGGCGCATCAACAACTTAATCGCCTCTGCCGTTTCATCGTCTTCGATGCACTGGAGAGCGATTGCAAGGCATTCATTTAATAGCGGCATCCACTCATCGGAAACCATCACCATGCGACACCTCACGCTAGATACTGAACTAAATTCTCCAATCACCTCCCCTCACGGTAACACCGAAATACAGGATTACCTGCGCGAAAATGTTGGCGAAAAGTTCTGTGGTTATGTCTATATATCGGTACACTATTACTCCTCAGAGACAATCAATCCATTCAAGGTCGCAGAACTGTTCCGTGATTATTTAGACTTTATTTGCTACAGTGATGGGCAGGTAAAGAAACTCAAGATCAAAACTTCTGTTGATTGTAGAGAGTTTGTTTCTATCGACGTGATTGAGGTTGTCGAATGAATCTCGCTGGTATTGATGCGTCTCTGTCTGGAACTGGTATTTGTGTTGTCACCCCCGAGCGCACTTATTTTTACACCTGTCGCGGTGTTAAACTTGGCGTTCGTCCGTCGGATGTGGAAAAGAACCAGCGACTCGCTAAGTTGGTTGCAGAGATCCTTGGCATCCTCAAAAAACATGAGGTCAAGATTGTTGCCATTGAGAACTATGCCTTCTCAAAATCATCTGCGTCCGTGACACCGCTTGCCGAACTCCAGGGCGGCCTCAAGGTAGGTATGTTCTTTGCAAAGATGCTTTGTGTTTCACTCCCGGTTTCAACCATCCGCAAGTTCTGCGTAGGTAGACACATTCCAAAGAAGATTGAGTTTCAAAGAGAATTTAAAAAAGCGCACCATAGGCTTGATACGCTTCCAAAGAATGAAGACGAGTGGGATGCCTTTGCGGTCGCATATACGCTCGATAGAGGTTGGAGACTAAACGGCGATACCGATCTCCATGAGCTTATCAGCTTCCACCTTAGCGTGCCGGACGAGAGCCTCTCTTAGCTCCGCTGGGAGCTTTCGCACGTCCAGCAATAGCTCATGTGGCTCAAGTACAAGCCACGTCCCCGCAATCTTGATGGCCTGGTACTTTCCAGCAGCCATCTGCATACGTACCCACCTGGGACTTTTCTTTTCCTTCTTTGCTATCTCATCAACTGTTTTCATTTTTTCTTTTCCTCTTCCATAGAGCGCAAATAGTTTTGCAAATTCTCCATGCGTTCTTTTTTCTGATTGTATTTGTTTTGCTTCTTAATCTTGTCCATCTCGAACTCGCGCTGTTCGTCCGAAGCCTCAGCAGCAGTCTTTGTTCCGCTCATCCGCCCGCGTTTAAGCTTCTCAGTTCTGTTTTTAAAAGCCTGCGTCTTGTTGTCATGCAGTTCACGGATAACAATGTTGTTCTTCCAGATCATGTTGAAGAATCTATTGCGGGCCATTTCATAAAGTTTTTTGATGTAGTTGTGCCTAAAGCTCTCGACCATGTGTCTGACGGGCAGAATCCCATCCTCTGTCATGTAGTCGCAGTACACTCGGTTCACTATCCCGCGCACCAATTCAAACTCTAAGTATTTCCCAAGTGGCCTTGCGTGCCCTGCTGTTACTTTAAGACCAACTCTCCGCGACAGAATCTGTGCGTATTCTTCCCACTGGTCTTGTTCAGAATATGCACACGGTACGATCTTCGTACGATGCGCTCCGGTTGTGTACTTGTTGTGTATCTTTGCCGGGGCAAAATCTTTTTTCTCAGTGGCCTTTCTGATGGCACGCCTTATCTTATTGCCGCGCCCATCAAACTCTTCGATAATAACAAAGTCGTCTTCATTGATTTGTGTGATCTCTCTTGTCACCACGCACCTCCATGTGTGTTTATCCAAAAGCCCAAGTGCATCGAGCTAGTCGGTCTTCTCTTATGCATGTTGTAAAAAATGATAGCGCTCCCAAACGGCACCCCACCCCCCTTCTTCTCTTCACGGATATACTCCGTTCGACCCTTAAGAAAGAGGACTGCGCTTGCGTGGGGGAAAATAGCCTCCTGCCACGTTTTAGTCTCAAGATTGGTGGCTTTGTATATGGCGGCCACCTGAACGCCCCTGGAGGCTTCCTTTGCGGCCTTTCTGAACCACACCTCCGATTCCGAGAATGGCGGGTTCATCCAACACACCCTCTCAAGCGGCCAGTCTTTGCTCAGTGCGTCATCTTCTTTTGTCCAATAGTCCGTAAACTTTGCGTTTATCGCCGACGCACACACATCCAGGGCGTCCCGTATCTCAAGTTTCTCCAATAAATCCTGCGGTGTTCCCCATTCGTCGTTCCGCCCGCCCTTGTAAATATCCATGTTTTCCCTCACTTTACTTCCTATATCGGATGTTTTGGGGAAAACTTCAATGATCACCCGCCTTGGCTATTACTCCACCCGTGATGGGCGGATTGTTCACATCACCAAGATTTATCAGTCGCAGCCGATTGCGGAAGGGTCTGTGCGTGAGGGGGATAGAGAGATTCTCGCTATGTGGAGAACCGTGGATGGTCGCATAAGCGAATGGAAATCAAGCCCGCGCGATATCGTCGAGTATCTGCATCCCGATACCTCAAACGACTACGATTACTGATTGTGCAAAAATGATGGGGGATATCACGGTGTCTTTTCGCCCTCTAGCATTCTGAAGACCTCAATATAGCCAGCCAGAAAGAAATGCTCTTTAATTTCTTCGGGTGATTTTGCCTCTTGCGATTCAAACGTTTCCCAAATCTCGCATACTTTCTTAAACGCTTCTTGCAGTTCTTTTGGGGTGTCCTTAACTTTATGCATGTTCGCTCCTGAGTTATCCGGAAATTCCGGATAGTTGAATTGTTTACGGTGACACGTCTAGCTTGATGCCGACAGCCTCTGACTCATCTTGCCAGCGGTCAATTAGTAGCTTACAGACGGCCGTTAGTGCCACGTTCATGCTGTTGTATTCTTTCTGGCAGACTAGCGTTGCGTCCTCTTCCGCCTCTTCAATGCGTATAACAAATCCATTCGAAACTTTCTCGATGCTAATCATTCTAATTTCCCCCTATCTATGTGGTGTTTTTAACCCCGGCCACCTAGAAGAATCACTTCCTCCGTCAGTCGCTGGTTCTCCCGCCGTTCCGTTTCTAGGCGCTCCACCAGTCTCCGTACCTGCATCTCCAGCGTTTGCACCCGGTCTTCTGTCTTGCGCACCTGCAAACGGAGCGCGTTCATCATCGTGATCACTTTGTCCAGGTCCATACAAAAACCCCCAAGGCGCATCCCAAACCACAAACAATTCCGATCACCAACAACAAATTTATCCATTCCGCCATATCCAAAATTTCCCCGTACTTATGAGCGTTTTTCGACCCCCGGCACCCCTAGTTACCCCCAGGACCGACAGCCGCTGATATCATTGGCTTTTTTATTTTCCAGTCTTTTTAGCATCTTGGCATCTATATGATTTGATTGGATATTTATTCTCCAATATTTTCAACGTCTTGCCAAACACACAATTCCATTGAACATTTTTTTGTCCAATGTTTTCAACGTGTTTGAACGCTCCCATGTAACACCACGAAACATGAGAGAAACACAAAAAAGCATCAAATAACGCTCATGTAAATACAATTTTCTGCCGATATGGGATCGATCCTCAGTCTCGGGGATCACCTTTGGGAGATACTGTTATGACAACGAACCCTAATCTTGTTTGCGCTCGTTCCGCATCTCAGTCTGAGTTCCGCAATTCCCATGTTAGATTGGGTTTTGAGCTTGAAACAAACTCAGTCAATTCCCTCAATTATCAATCCCTGAACGCTCAGAAACGCTCAGTCACCAAGACACGTACAATTCTCGCACAATCCGCCAACACCTACGCCGTCGATGTGCATGATGGGGTTCGATATTCAATATCCAACATAAAACACAAAACACTAAAAAAGATCCACAAGCTAATCTTGTCTGAACACCTCTTAACTCAAGATCCACCCATTCAAATCCCCTGTCAGGATGACGCTTTCAGGTCACTCACGATGTTTGTACATACATTTGCAAGACGCGGTCAATCAGGTTTTAATTTCCACCAATACCAGAACGCTCACAACGGCCTCTTGGGCGTTCTGAAATACACTCTCGCGCAAACACAAAACACCCAAACAAAGATCAAGCTCACACGTTTGATCGGGCAATACTTGGCTGCCGATCACTCCATTGTTCCGTCGCTCTCTTCCGCGCCAAGATCCGAAACTCGGACAGAAGAATATCAGGAAGAAGAGAGCATAGATCTAAAGGAATATCTCCAGTCACTCAATTTCTCCGATGAAACTCTTTCGCTCGATTGGAAACCAGATGGATCGGTGCGCGGTCCAGAGATAACAACGGAAGGCCCTCAAACATGGTCGGAAGTCACAGAACGCGCAATCTCTCTTTTCACGGATCTTGATCGTGTTGGTTTTTCAGTCAATTCAGGTTGCTCGTTTCACATCCACGCATCGATCAATGGAGTGACTCCAAAATATTCTATCAATTTCCAATCGTTTCTCATGCGTTTCGTCCTGAACGATCCAAGGGTTCCAGTTGGCGTGAGAATGCGCTGGAGATCCGATTCACTCTCTCAATATTTCAATTTCACTCTCGATGCTCAGAAATATCGCTTCGTTGCCATGCGCTCGCAAACATGGGAATTCCGGTGTTTCGGGAATATCGACAATATCACCGATGCTCTTGCCTGTTTGGCTATCGCATCCGACGCATATCACGCGGCCATCAACAATACCGAAACACTCATGCTACCTATGGGCATGCGCTTTGAAGCTATCGCGCTCCATGCTGCAAAACACTCCATGACGTTTGATCAAGCTCTTGCCGCTCTCACAACCAAAGATCAATCGGAAGCTGCTTAATTCTTTTCACGGGAGAAATTTCTATGTGTACTATCATAACAACCGACACGATCGACGAGTCACTGTTTACACAGATACGCTCCGATGCTCAATTCAACCCTCATGGCCTATCGGCTGTCACGTTTGACGGGCAAGAGTATCAGATTATCAAGACTCACGATCCAGAGTCACTCATTCACTCTCTGAGCTTCAAACAGTTCAAACGTGTTTGGGTTCACACTCGGAATGCGACAACATGGGCAAGAGGGATAACAGCGACCCATGCATTCATTCATGGTGATTATATTGTGTTCCACAACGGTGTTCTATCGTCATCTGGAGCAAAACAGCATCCTGTTGATTCCATGCTCTTGTGCGATCTTCTGAAATACACGTCACCGGCAAATATTCAATCAATGCTTAACACCCTTGGCGAAACATGGGCAAATGTCATGATTGTTGATACGAAACTCGACCGGTATTATATTATCCGTCAGAATTCCGGATCGCTCCATACCGATGCCCATGGGAATTTCTCGACGAACCCATTCTCCGAAATTTCCGTTCCAGTCGGACAAAGTACCAGCGAAACATTCTCACTCCGACCAATTCCCGTTCCCGTCAAAATAACACCGAATATCGCCGAAATATATGATAGGTTGTATTCTGTCGCTTCCGATGAAACTCTCTCTCAGACTGACAAGATCCAGCTCAAGAATGATATTAGAATGATCTCTGATAGTGACTTCGTCGATCTTGTTTACGACTATCAATTTCACAAAAGAACACCAAGATCACAAGAATTCTACGATCTCTGCAATTCTAAACAGCGCAAGAAATTAAGAGTCATCCAAAAAGACAGCGATCGATATGAGTCGAAATACAGCTTGAAGAATTGGGGTTCAGTATGACAACCCTTTACTCCACCCATCCGACACTCTCTCACCTGAGAGGAACACTTTATTGGTCAGATGCCCCGAGACCCCGTGTTATCTGGCGCGTGTTCGACGATCTACGCTCGGCTCTCACTTCACTGTCCCCTCTTGCCGAGTATCGCCGTGTGTCTGTTATCGCCCGCTATCACTGCCCGCTCTCTCCAAGGCTTAAGTTTGTTTTGGTTTTGAAGAGATAGGCTCTCTCTCTCCCATTTGACTCGCTCTCTCACTGAGAGCGGGTTTTTTTTGTTAGAGCATGTTAGTGATGAAAGACAGGGAATTGACTCTCGTTTGTTGCTTTGTTCAGCTTAATTGTGGAGAGAGGCAGGGAAGAGGGGTTTTTGCATTTTTCTCTAGCAATATCAACCGGATAGCCCACCAGACCTCTAACCTACCGATATCATTAGCTTCTTAACCACTTAATATCATTATACTTAATCTATCTATCTGATATCATTAGACTTCTTAACCTATCAATATCATTGAATATATTATAACATCATGATATCATTGATATCTATTAACAGTCTGATATCATTGGGATAAATAGTCTAATGATACCGGGGGGTAAGAAAGTACAGAGATTCCGGGGGGTTGGGTGGAAATACCCCCTCAACAAACCCCACCAAAATTTCAGGTTTTTGCCCCCTCCTCCTTCGCGTGCTACTCTCAAGCAAAACCACACGAACAGGATGTTCACGGATGGAAATTAAAACAGAGAGCAATGCCAATCTAAAGCGTAGAATCCTAGACGAACTCGCAAACGGCACCGCACTCAAAGAGATTCTTGAGAATCTCAAAGTCAACCCACAAACTTTTGTTTCATTTCGAGACGACCCGGAGTTCGACACCAGTGTTCGTGCTATTCAGTCACGGATATTGCCAAACGACTTTGCCGAGACGAAGTTAAAGAGGCTGTTTGAACGCGGAGAATCTGATTCGGAGCGGTACGTCGAGAAGATAACGCCATCGACCGCGATGCAGATAGCAGAAAAGATGGGAGATGCTCTTTCACGGGGGCTGACCTATGAGCAGGCGTGTATTTATGTGAGTGTCTCGCCTCTAGATATCCGCAAGTATGCAGAGAAGAACCCTGATTTCTTCAAGGCGCTCAATGAAGCGGAGATGCGCTTCTCACTTTTCCTTATCGACAAGATTATGCGTCACGCCCAGGATGACTGGAAAGCTGCTTCATGGTTATTGGAACGCAAATATCCTGAGAAGTGGTCGGACGTGAAGCGCGTGGATATCAAACAGCGTGCTGCAATTGAGAAGACGACCCAGATCCGCGACCAAAAGCAGATGAAGGGTAAGATAACGACGGTGGATGTTCAGAAGATGAGCGATGAAGAACTCAGGAAAGCATTGGAAAGTTCACGGTCGTGAAATTAACAAATGAAGAGTTCCTACAAATCCAGCTTGAGCTGAGGAAGCGTGACTTGCACAGGTTTGTGGAGTCAACGGTCCCGAACTTTTCGGACGGTTGGTTGTACAAGGTGCTCTGCGAGAAGCTACAAAAGTTCGCAGAAGATGTCCGTGAGAAGAAAAGTCCACGGCTTATCGTGTGTATGCCCCCGCGCCATCTAAAAAGCGAGACAATCTCGGTACGGTTCCCTGTGTGGGGGATGCTCAATAATCCGGGTTGGGAGATTATTGTCTCGACCTACGGCTCGAATCTCTCGGAGCGTCTGTCACGCAGGGCGCGGTCGCTTATGACCGAGCAATATATCCAAACGCTTTGGCCCACAGCGCGATTAGACCCGAATCAATTTTCCGTGAAAGAGTGGAAGATGTTTCACGGATCTAACTTTGCGATACCGACGACCTATAAGGCGGTGGGCAGGGGCGGGGCGTTGACCGGAAGCGGGGCGCATATCCTTATCTGCGATGACTTGATTAAGGACCAGGCCGAGGCCGACAGCGCGCGTGTGCGAGACGATATGTGGCATTGGTTCAACTCGACGGCGCGAACACGTTTGACGCCTGGCGGTGGGATCATTGTGGTGAACACGCGCTGGCACAAGGATGATATTACGGGCCGGTTGATTGCAGAGAGTGATGCAAAGACCGGCGACCATTGGGAGGTTGTGAACTTCCCGGCAATTGCTGAGTTTGATGAGCCGTTCCGTAAGGTGGGCGAGGCATTGCACCCTGAGCGATTCGATCTGCCTGCGTTAGAGAAGATGAAAAGAGCGCTACCGAACCGTTGGTGGGATGCGTTGTATCAACAGCGGCCTGCGTCGGTGGGCGGTGAGATATTGAAAGCGAGATGGTTCAATGAGTGGGACGTGGCACCTGAGATGGATATTATCATCCAGGCATGGGACCTTCGTTTCTCACGGTCACAGACAGCGGGTTCATCGTATGTGGTGGGTCAGGTTTGGGGTGCGCGTGGCTCAAAGCGTTATCTTCTTGACGAGATGCGCGGGCGATGGAGCTATACTGAGAGCAGAGATGCTATCAGGGAGATGTGTGATCGATGGCCGCAGGCGACAGCGGTGCTTATTGAGAACAAAGCCAACGGACCGGCGATAGAAAGTGACCTTGAGGGGGAAGTTTCTGGCCTTGTGCTGTACGATCCGAGGGGTGACAAGATACAGCGCCTTGAGCGTGTGTCTCCACTCATTCGCGCTGGCGATATTTACTTACCGCCGCACGATCAAGCGCCTTGGATAACTGATTGGTTGGGTGAGGTGTGCGGTTTCCCACGCGCACCGAATGATGACCGCGTGGATGCAATGAGCATGGCACTTGCTTATTTGCATGAGCTAAAGAGCGAGTTGGGAACGGTACATGCAATGCACCTCTTGTGATAGGATGTGTGCGATGGCGTTAGTTGTTGAGCTTAAAAAAGGCGAAGCGGTGAAGATAGGGAACCATGTGTTGCTGGTATCGGCCACACGCGGAGCGCGCCTTGTTCTTAACGCACCAAAAGAAATGAAAATCGAGCGGCTTGGGATTGTTGAGGTCAAGGACAATGAAGAAAAAACTGAAAGCGCGACCATCGTCAGAAAAGCTCTCCCCGCTGAAAAGCGTTGAGCCAACCGACTGGGATGATGCGGCATTAGGGAATTGGAGTTCAGAGAATCAAGCGTTGATGGACGCCCGTACGCTAAAGAGTTTGTTCTTTGGCGAGGATTGGGTCTACATCACGGTGGATGCCTATGCACAACCACTTTCGACTGTGCCGCTGCGCGTGTTTGCGCGTGAGAACACGGTCAACAATACAGATGCCTGGAAGCCTGTATCTGAGCGCCATAAATTAAACCAGATGTTGAAGAACCCGAATGAGTATCAGGATGGGACGCAGTTCCTCTATTCAGTGATTGCGGATTACATCTTGGGTGGAAATGCGTTCTTCTTCTTTGCTCCAAAATCAGGCTCCATGATCCCTGTTGGTTTTGAGCGTGTTTCTTATCAGTTTGAGGGCGGCTTACCCAAAACATACCTGGTAACAAACGGTGTGGATGAGACGTTCACGGACAACAAACCCACGTCTTATAAAATCCAAGAGATATGCCACGTGAAGCGCCCGAACCCGGCAAGTGTTTTCTACGGCCTCTCGCCCTTTGTCCCTGCGCGTAAATCACTTCTGTTTAACCGCTACTCGCAAGAGTATCTGAACAGCTTTTATCTAAAGGGTGCAACCCCGCAGTTTATCCTCTCGCTTGAGCGTGAGGCAAACGAGCTTTCAGCGCAGCGGCTACTTAAATCAATGGAACAAGCCTACACGGGCCGCCGCAACCAACGTCGCACAATGCTGCTCCCCAAAGGCGTGTCGATTACAACCGCTGAGAACAAGATCTCTGACCAACAGCTTGTTGACCTTATCAATCTGAACCGTGAGACAATCCTCAACACTCTCCACATTCCAAAACATGTGGTCGGTATGCAGTCCGCAGGCTCGCTTGGGTCTGAGGAAGCGAAGATGGCGCTACGATATTTCTGGGAGTCGGCAGTTCGCCCGACGGGTGACTCGATTGCCTCAGCGATGTCGAAGTATTTCCGTGAGCAGAGATTGCTTGGTCAGAACGAAGAATTGCGCTTTGACTACTCTGGTGTGATGGCGCTGCAAGAAAACCTCGACGCAAAGGCAAACCTGTCTATTCAGATGCTCCAGTCACACACGCTGAATGAAGTGCGTGCGGCTCTGTGGCAGTTACCACCTGTGAACGGCGGTGATGCGCTCCCAGGCTCGAAGCCGCCTGCTTTGCAATCTATCCAGGTGAACCCCGAGGTTGTTGCCACACAACCTGAGACACCAAACATCTCCCCTTCTGTCACGGAAGCCAAAGCACTCCTTGAGGTGCCTGAGCAGAACATGAAGGCACCCTACGATGTGATCGATTTCCAACCAACGCAGAAGATGGCCGAGAACGCTGAGCGCGGCCTTGAGCTAAGACAAGAGTTCGGTCGTGGTGGGACTTCGGTGGGTGTGGCCCGCGCGGTTCAACTCAAGAACAGAGAGAATCTTTCGCCTGACACAGTGCGTCGGATGAGGTCATTTTTCGCGCGTCATCAGCACGACAACCTGACTCAAGTTGACCCTCCATCGAACGGCTACATCGCCCATCTTCTTTGGGGTGGAGACGAAGGCAGAAATTGGGCTGAGCGGATTGTTGCGCGTATGGACCGCATCGACGAGATGGATGATAACGAGGATTCAATCAAAGCACTCTCGCAGGATATCGAAGATGCCTCGAAAAAGCCTGAGCCTGAGATGGTTCTGTGGGCACTCGACTTGTTCACGGACAGCGCCAAGATAGCGGCAAGGGGTGTGGACACCGTTTACCGCGCGAAGAGCGAGGACGAGGACAGGTTGAAAGAGATTATTGAGGAAGAACTCAAAAAGCTTCAAGCAGACTATCTGGAGCGATATAATAAAGTTTTGGAACCAGCGCTTGAGGATGGCTACCGCGTGCAAGCAGCGACCGTCTTTGACGCTCCTGCGCGCGAGTCCATTTTAGCCGCCATTGCAATAGACAAAGAAGGGCGCCTGGAGTTCCTCAAGGCACGCGGAATTGCTTCTTTTCAGGGCATCAACAAAACAACCACCGACGAGGTGATGAGCATTGTTCTTGAAGGCGTGAAAGAGGGTCGCTCAACTGCTGAGACGATTGAGAACATCCGTGGTTACTTCACGGATAAGGCCGCAATGCGAGCGCGCCGGATAGCCCGGACAGAAACGCTGACGGCTATTTCTATGGGCCAAGCGTCAATGATGCGAACAGTGGCCAAAGCTGTCCCTGAGCTAAAAAAGATATGGGTTACAATGGCTGATGATCGCGTGCGTGGGAGAAATCCAAACGACACCGCTGATCATGTATCCCTTCACGGCGTAGAAAAGAATTGGAATGAGGAGTTTGAAGAACAGCTTTCTTATCCAAGAGATCCGCGCGCACCGGCTAAGCACGCAGTAAACTGCCGTTGTACGATGATCACAATTTTTCCGCAGGATATTGAAAAAGTAAGGCAAGATATCGCCAATCTTATGAAGGAGTGATGTGATGAATTTCCGCTTCAAAGCGCTTGGCGCAAAGCCAAACGAAAACGATGTGGTCATTGAAGGGTATGCAAACTACTTTGCAAGAGATGCCTACAATGAGCGCATGGACCCGATGAGCGTAAAACTAGAGCGCTACAAAAAGAACCCCATCCTGCTTTTCAACCACGATATGAACTATCCTATCGGTCGTGTTGTTGAAGTGACCCGTAAAGAAGACGGCTTGTACGTCAAGGCTGCGGTTTCTGGCGTGGACCATGATAAGGTGTCCTATATCCGTGAACTCGTTAAGGACGGCACTCTTTGCACGTTTTCTGTACGATTCGCTGACGAGACAGTTGAGGAAGATCCGCAAACTGGTGGTAAGCTCATCAAGGATTGGGAATTGCAGGAGCTTTCGATTGTAAGCATACCAGCGCAGCCCGACTCGACTTTTTCGCTCTCTAATTACAAATCTCTGAGGGATCTGCGTATGGACGTGTTGAAAGCCAAGGGCGCCATGGTGGCCGAGTATGTTCAAGGTCACATGGACAAGGTGGATATTGAGAAGTCTGAGTTACTTGAAAAGCTCATGCAGCTTTCCGGCCTTTCAGAGGTAGAGTTGAGTGAAACTTTGGCTGGTAACGTCACGCCTGTTTCCGAATCCTTCATGGCCGCCTGCGCTGAAGTCCTTGGCTGCGACCTCCAGAAGCTCGACGAGTTGAATGGGCAGGATGTTGAAGCTGAGAAATCCAAGCCCAAAGAAGAAGATAAAGAGAAGGCAGATAGCCCTGAGCTTCAGGCGTGTGTCTCTGAGAAAATCCCGAAACTGATTCAAGAAGGATACGCACAGGATCAGGCAACAGCGATGGCCTACGATATGTGTGGTAAGAAGTCGGCCTGTGATTGCTCTAGCGAGGGAGGCGTCAAAGAGTTGGCCAACGAAAACCCAGTTTTGATGATCATGCAAAGCCAACTTGAAATGCTCGGGTCGCTTAATGCTAAGATGGAGATGCTCATCAAGGCGGTTGAGGCGATGGCTGGATCGCAACCGGAGCCTAAATTAGAGCAAACCATGACTGAAGTGAGTGCAGAGTACCAGAAAATGATCTCTGACTATCAAGAACGCATTAAGGCTTTATTGGATTGAAATAAAAGTGTGCTATTTTGAGTCGAGGCAAGAAGCCAAAGACCTAGTTTGTTTTCCTTTGAAGGAAGGTACGTTTCATGGATAAGAAGCTCGAAGAAATGAAAGCAGAGTTGGATTCTAAGATTGCTGAACTTGAGAAAATGAAGTCTGTTGGCATTTTGGGCCAATCAAAAAGCACTTCTGACGAAGCTCGCTTGATGGGCGCTTTCGGCGCATCGTCACTTGAGAAGCTGATGAACACAAACGTCGCTGATAGCCGTTTCGCTCACGTCAGCGATAACGCTAAGGCAACAGTTCTGGCTATCAAGCGCGACCTCGACGTTTCTCGCGCTATCGGTCAAATCTTTCACGGTGCAGAACTCGACAGCGAAGCGCGTCATGGCCGCGTTAAGGGCGTCCTTGATAACAGCTTTGCCCGCGAAGTGGACCTCAAAGGCCGCTTGAAGGCATTCGGATCGACAGTCGTTGGTGCGGGCGATGAACTCGTTCCTACACTTGTGGCCGCTAACTTTATTGAAGAGTACGAGTTGTTGAAGAAGGTTCAAGGATTGTTCAAATCCCTAAACATGCCTTCGGCTACTTGGGAACTTCCACTCCAAACTAAGGTAACAACCGCACGTTTGGTTGGCGAAGGCGCTGCCGCTACCGAAGCAAATTTCGGTACTGACAAAGCAATCATGACAGCCAAAAAGTTCAACGAGTATTTCATCCTTCCAGAAGAACTGGATGCTGACTCGGCCGCACCCATACTGAGCCTCGCACGATCCGAAGTAATTGAGGCCCAGGCTCGCGCGATCGAACGCGCAATCCTAGAAGGTGATATCACCGCTCCTCACATGGACAGCGACGTTCTTGGCGTTGATGACGCTCGTAAAGCTTGGAAGGGTCTTCGTAAGGCCGCTCTCGCAGCAGCTTCGTCTGTCGACTTCACAGGCGGCGGCGTAACAAAGCTCGGACTCGACGCTATGCGTAAGAAAATGAGCAAGTACGGCGTTAACCCTGCTGAGCTTGTCTACCTCGTTGGCTCAAGCGCTTACAGCCAGATGCTCAACATCGACGAAGTGACATCAATCGACAAGATTGGTGCAGCAGCTACGATGGTTAAGGGCGCGCTTAGCATGTATCGCGGTTCGCCAATCGTTGTTTCTGAGTTCATTCGTGAAGACTTGAACGACGCTGGTGTACACGATGGCGTGACAACCAACCGCACCTACCTCTTGCTCGTCAACGCTAAGCGGTTCTATATGGGCCAAAGAGCGCCGATCAAGGTCATGGTGAAGCAAGACTCTCGTCCTGAGTACGATCGCTGGCAGTTGGTTTCGTACCAACGCGCTGCGTTCGTTGGCCACAAGCAAGCGGGCGAATCTCTAGCGGGCGGAGGCGTCTCGGCTGAGCGTTCAGTGGTTATCGGTATCGACATCCTCTCCTAATCACCGATAATTAGGTAAGATGGGGGCGTAAGCCCCCTTTTTTTATGCCTGGAGCGCCAGATGAGCATTATCAATCTGCCTTTTGTTCAATTTGGTGAGTTTCAGTCGATCACCTTATTTGAAATTGATTCACGCGCACCGAACACCTATCGCATTCCGCTTCAAGTACGGGGGAACTCAATCCTCAGTTCCCTCCTTGTCACGGAAATGGACCCAGGCGCGACCATAAAGGTTAACTATTTCCAGACAACATCCGGAAATGAGATCACTGAGCGTTCCGAGCTTTCAGGGCATACGATTAAAACTTTGCCGGACATGGAAGCCGACACGATTATCGTCGCGCGGATGCACTTTAAGCCCGTCTGCGAAGTGGTTATTGAAGGCGGCAACGTCAAGTTCGGCCTCATGGCCACGATGGTTTCCGCCTTTGCTTCCGATATCGAAAGCTCGCTTTTCCTTGACAGCTATCTCACACAAGGAAAAGAGCGCGGTATCCCGATCATGTCCTTTGATCAGGAAACAGGACAACTGAATTTCATTCGCTCAAAAGGCGGAAATTTAATTGTCAACGAGGAGCTTGGTGATCCCCTACATCTCAAACATTCAGGAAGTCTTAACAAGGACGATGATCTTGTTGTTTTCTCGCATCAAAGTTTCACAAAATCATTCAAGGTAACTCAATTCACGGCAGTCTCGGCGAGTGATTACAGATTCTCTATTTTTTCTGACGGCGAGTTGATTATTTCGAGTCGAACAAGTCAATATCAACCGCAATCTGATCAGCACCTAGAACCGCATCGTATTGTTCCCGTGAACGCTATCCTCACCGTCAAAGCAAACCGTCTGACAAATACGAACGACGGAACCTTTGATGTATATTTGAGAGGGTATGAATTTATAGATGAGGCTGAAATGGCTAGTTTGACCAAAGTTGTATTCAACAAAACAGGCTCTCTCATCTTTCCATTCAAGGCAGTCGCTTGGAAAGATGACAACTCAATTGCGCTTGCAGATGCTGATGGAATTGGAGTTGATGATTTCGCTGGTATCACGCAATCAGGCATCTCAAATCTTGGTTACGGCCTTGTTTACAAGGTCGGCGAAGTTCCTGGCGCGCTTGTCGGCAAGGGTGCGGTCGCTGGCCAGTCTGTCTATCTCTCGACAACACCGGGCGAGTTGACGCTGACAGCTCCTTTGTCTGGAACTGTCTTCAGAATTGGCCGCGCTGAACCCCCAAGCGGAGGCGCAGAGGGAGAAGCGACATCACTCTTTATCGACCCACAAATAATTTCTGAGGATTAAAATGAGCGAAGAAACTCGCAAGATATTCATTGAAGGAAAGCCTGTAGATTATATAAAAGACGACCAAAAATTGACGAACTTCTTTGAAGAATTTGATGATAAAGTATTCCAATCTGCTGAAAAGCAGTTCAAAGAAATATGCGAAAAATTTGATGTTGATGCTTCTTTCACGGTCTTAATTAAATTCAAGGAGGAATGAATATGGCCACGCAGAATTTTCAGTTGATTCATTGGGATGGTACAAAGCAAAAGCGTTCTGACTCTCAGTCTATGGAACTCAAACTCGGTAAGTTGGCTATTGGCTCACTTGCTGACATTCGCGAAGTTTCTGGCAAGCTCGACTTTGCTGGAATTGCCTTGACAAACCTTGGCGCTCCATCGGTTGATTCTGATGCAGCTACAAAGAAATTTGTTGATGACTCAATTGCTGCAATCAGTTCCGGTTCACTGGCTGCTTTGGAAGCAGATGTAGACCAACTTCAAACTGATTTAGCTCAAGAGATTCTTGATCGTGCCGCTGGAGATGTAAGCACTCTCGCTTCTGCTGAAGCGTATGCAGATACAAAAATTGCTGATTTGATTAACTCAGCTCCACCAATTCTTGACACATTGAAAGAAATCGCAACGGCTCTTGGAAATGATGGTAACTTTGCGACCACAATCACCAACAGCATCGCCGCTGTTCAAGGTGAAGTTGACGCAGTTGAACTTGCTTTGGCTGCTGAGACGCTGGCTCGTCAAACTGCCGATACCGGACTTAGTTCGCGATTGACAGCACTTGAGACTTTTAAAGATTCTCAGGTTCTGTTTGTGAGCAAGTCCGGAAGCGATGTGACTGGTACAGGTGGACAGCACAAGCCATTTGCAAGCGTTGGCGCTGCCTTGGCTGCAATCACGGACGCATCTCCGACCAAGCGTTACCTCATCAAAGTTCTTGCTGGTGCATATACTGAAGGCGCAATCGCGCTCAAAGCGAACGTGTTCATTTGCGGTGACCAAAAAGAAGCGGTTCGCATTAGCGCATCGAGCTTTGCTCTTGCGTCTGACTTCAGCGGAAGCGGTGACCATCGTTCCGGTATGTCCAAGCTGATAATCGCAGCAGGAAACTGCAATTTTGATTGGTCTGCTGTAACTTCAGCGGCAGGAAAATTGTACTTCAGCGAAGTCTCTACAAATGGAAGCGTTACTCTTACAGGCCACAACAACGCAATCGCTCAAGCGCAGTTTGACTCTTGCTTGTTCTATAGCAATATCACAATCAGCGGCATCAATGTTGGCGTTTTCAATAACAACATTTGCTTCGGAAACATCACTCTGAACCAACATCCAAACGGCGGAATGGCTACCATTCTTGCTGCAACTGGTGGACAAGTTGGTGGAACTGTCACGCTGACGACAACTGTCAACGATTTCAATCGTCGCTGTTCTTTGTTCGCGAAGAACTTCTACATGGAATATGTCACCATCAACGGTGCGTCTTCTTATGCAGACATGAACGAAGGTTCGCTGCCTCGCTCATATGACCGTATCGTTTCTCAGAACGGCGGAAACATTGTTTACATAACATCGAGCGCACCTCACGCAGCAAACGTGAGAAACCTCGGTGAAGCTGGCAAGCAATATACCTATGTGTTCGGTTATGTTCACGCTTCCAGTGACAGTGATTTGTACCTCATCTCGATGGGCGCAGATTACAATCCTTCAAATACTGGCCGCTCCATATTCTTAGAAGCAGACAGTTACGGCCTTGCTGCAAACGTCAACGGCGGAGACATCAATCTTACTACAGCAGCAGTTTCAGGAACTGGTGTTCGCGGTAAGTTGAAACTTGATGGTCGTGTCATTGATGTTTCGGCGAAAAAGATTGTTGACCTTGCTTCTGGTACAGACTCAACCGACGCAGTGAACAAAGGACAACTTGATGTTGTTGCTGGCGCTGTTTCAACCGAGCAATCAAGAGCTGAAGCTGCTGAAGCTGCACTCGACGGCCGCCTTGATACAATTGAAGGCTCAGGCGCTGGTTCAATTGCAAAAGCACAAGCTGATGCACAAGATTACGCTGATGCCGCCGTGTTGGTTGAGAAGACACGCGCTGAAGGTGTTGAAGCTGGACTGCAATCTGATGTTGATGATGTTGCTGCTGACTTAGCGCAAGAAATACTTGACCGAGCATCGGCAGTCTCCGCTGAACAAGACAGAGCGGAAGCCGCTGAATTGGCTCTTCAAGGAGACGTTGACGCGGTTGCAGCAGACCTCGCTCAGGAACTTCTTGATCGTGCGGCTGCTGATACTGCGCTCCAAGGTGAAATTGATGCCGTCGAAGGTGACTTGGCACAAGAACTCCTTGATAGAGCGGCTGCCGACACAGCACTGCAAGGTGAAGTCGATGCTGTGGAATCCGCACTTGCGCAAGAATTGCTTGACCGCGCTGCTGCTGACACCGCTTTGGATGGCCGCCTGGACGTTATCGAAGGAAGCGGAGCGGGATCTATCGCTAAGGCTCAAGCTGATGCTGAAGACTTTGCCGACGCAGCCGTTCTTGTCGAAAAGACTCGCGCTGAAGCTGCTGAGTTGGCTTTGCAAGGCGAAGTGGACGCTGTTGAAGGTGACTTGGCTCAGGAAATTCTCGACAGAGCATCTGCTGTTTCTGCTGTTCAAGGCGAAATCGACGCTCTTGAAGCGGTTGTTGCTGACTTGAACTTCGTTACCAAGACCGCTGATGAAGCAATCGCTGCTGGAAAAATTTGCTACATCAAGAGCAATGGAAACATCGCACTTGCTGATGCTGACTTGGATATGAGCGACGCCGCTTTGGTCATCGCATTTGAAGCAATCGCTTCGGCTGCTTCTGGCAAAGTTGTTATCAAGGAAGGAACCGTTGTCGGCGGCTTCTCTGGGCTTGTTCCAGGCAAGAAGTGCTTCGTTTCCAAGACCGCTGGTGGAGTTGTCCAAGTGTTGACTGGCTTTGAGTCAGGAAACTCGGTTTACTGCGTCGGACGTGCTATCTCTGCTTCAGAGATTGCCTTCCAACCTGTCTATGAGTTTGAATACTGATAAACTGGAGAGCGGAGCAATCCGCTCTCTTTTTATTAAGGATTAGGACAATGACTCAACGACTCATTGCGGTTGATGACATTACCGGAAAGCGCAGTCTTATTGACGTGCCTTCTGGTGGAGGCATTGATCCAGACGTTCAATCATTCACGGCAAATGGAACGTGGACAAAGCCAGCCGACTGCAAGCAAGTGCGAGTCATCCTCATTGGCGGAGGCGGAGGCGGAGGCTCTGGAATGTACGGCACTGCTGGCTCACAATGCGGTGGAGCCGGTGGTTCTGGCGGCGCTTATATCGTCAAAGATTTCTTGGCTTCTGACCTCACGTCCACCGTCTCTGTCACGGTCGGCACTGGAGGCGCTGGTGGCGCTGCTGTTTCAACCAACGGCTACAATGGCAAAGACGGCTCTGATGGAGTCGCAACAACTTTTGGCTCCTACGCTAAGGCTTTCGGTGGCAAAGGTGGGGCAGGCGGCTGCGAGTTTGTCTCTGGCCGCATGAATTTCTTCTTCTCCGAAGGTGGAGCGGCTCAGGCTGGTGGCGTTCGTGGTGCTGGAGGCTCTCTCCTTGCAGGACAGTCCGCTGCAAATACCGTGAATGCGCCTTCGTCTGGAGGTGCTGGTGGTGGAATTATCACGTCCTCGCAAGGCGGAGGCTCTGGTGGAACTGCTGATATTGGTCCGGGCGGCTCGGGTGGTGCAGGAGGATACTCTCGTGCCACTGGAGCGGGTGATTCCGGCATTGCTGGCTCTGTAAGCGGTGGTGGTGGTGGAGGCGGAGGGGCTTCCAAAGGAACTGCTTCTGGAGCGGGTGGAAACGGCGCTAGAGGTATTTGTATCGTTATCGCTTATTGAGGTGACAAATGAAAAAGCTCAAATACTGTGGACCAGAAGATCATATCGTTGTCTTCCTTGAGCACGGCGCAGTAAAATTCAAAAAAAACGAAGTAAAAGAAGTCTCGGACGTATTCGTTCCGAAGGTTCTTGCTATTCAAGGACATAAGTTTGAAATCCTTGTGCCAGAAGAACCAAAGCCGCAAATTCAAGCGGAGGCAAAAGTTCTTCCCGCAAGAGCGAGGAATCGTCAATTGCCGAAAGCAGAGGTGAAGGATGGCTCTGAACTCTAATGCTCTTGTTACGATTGCTAATGTAAAAGTGCATCTGGATATCCCTAGTGCAGATGTGAGCCAAGACGCCAAAATTGAGCTTTATATCAACACCGCGAGCGAGCGAATTGAACGCCATCTCGACCGCAAGCTGATTTATCAACAACATACCGAACGCCAAGACGGACGCGGTTCAGATAGGGTTATGCTCAAACACTACCCCGCTCAAAAACCTACTCAAGTCTTTGACGATCCATCGTGGGATTTTTTGACCCCACTCAACGTGGCTGATTACGATATTGAAGACGCGGGCGTTGTCGTTTTGAAGAGGGCACGCTTTCAGCGTTCCAATCTCAACGTCAAGGTCATCTACAATGCAGGATATAAGAGTATCGTGGCTCCTGGCTCGGGGCAGGACTTGCCAGCAGACTTGCAACACGCCTGCATATTGCTTGTCGAATGGATGTATCAAATGCGAGCCGACCGTAGGCTTGGCGTCAAAGGGAAGGCTAAGAATCAAGAGAATATTAGCTTTACACAAGGTATGCCGGCGGAGGTTGTGGAACTTCTTGATCCGCATCGTCGGATCGATGCGCCGCTAACACCCGCGTCGGTTGGTAATGTCTAATGGCAAATGTTGAGTTTAAGCGCGTGGAGCTTATCGAGCGCCGCCTTGATGCACTCGCTTCACGGCAAACATTGAACACGGCTGGTGAGCGCATTGGTAGATATCTGACTGCTCAAATGAAGGTCAATGCGGTTAAACAAAGGATTGGCACCGAGGGCGGTGGATTCGGAAATACGCTAAACGCAATCAATCACCAAGTACGCACATTGGGCGGAAAAACGATCGTTGAAGCTGGTGTCTATGGCGTTTTCTACGCCCGCTTCCATGAGTATGGAACGCAGAACTACAAACGCACCAATCCTTCACGGATTTTGTACCGTATCCTTGAGAACTACAAAACATTGGGTCTTTTGAAGGGTCCAGGTTCCGGTAAAGGCGTGTTTGATATCAGAACCGGACGAATAAAAGAGCGTCCCTTTATTAGACCTGCCGTGAGCGATAACATGAACACGATTCTTCAGATGCTGCGCGAGGAGATGAACAATGCCAGTAGCTAATGATTCACAGATCCTCGACGCCATTGAAAACAAGATCAAAACATTGGCATGGGTCAAGAAAGTCGAAAGCGAAAACATCCGACTTGAGTTCTCAGAAATCCATGATCATGAGGTTCCCTACGTCCAGATCTATGACAATGGGCAAACTTTCACCCATCAGCGCGGCGAGGTGCTAGTAAACTGGCAGATCGCAGTTGAACTTGCGCTGAAATCAAGCTCCTTGAGTGTTGTGAACATGCGAACTCTGCTCGACAAGCGTCAAGAGATTGAGCAAGTCATCGGGTCGAATCCCAATCTCGGCATACCCGGCGTTATTCATGTACTCTATGTTCAGAATACGCCCGACCTGAATTTGGTCCGGCCATTCTACACGACCACTTTGCTCTTTAGCGTTCAGTATCGGAAGAAGTACGTTAGCGAGTGTTAAGTGTGATACATTTTTGCTTGTAAACCGCCTCAAGGACTGAGCGGACGAAATATCGCTAAGGAAGGATTTTGAAATGGCTAAGAATTATGCATCAATTTATGCCAACACAGGCGACAGCTCCTCGCTTAATCAGCGTTTCTTTGTGAAGCAAGAAGGCGTTCGTGGAGTCATGGCGGTTCCTGCTGCTGCTGACTACTTTTTTGCGCTTGCTGGTGGTTCTTTGAACTTCAGCCAGCCCATTGAATCAAGCCCTCATCGTTCTGGACGCCATAACAACAACACCATTAAGCAGAAAAAAGCTCTTGAGTGGTCGTTGCCTACTTATGTCAATATCAACACTGCGGCTGCCCAAGGAGTGAACGAACTCGAAGGCGCTTTGCGCGTTCTTTGGAAGTCTGTTCTCGGCAAAGAAAGCGTTCCTGCCGAAGTTGTTTATGATTCAAGCGAAGATCCAAGCATTACTTTCACGATGTTTGAAGTTGGAGATAAATTTTGCAAGCAAGCGCGCGGATTATTCTGTGACTCTGTTGAGATCTCGCTCCCTGGTGATGGTCAGTCACAGTTGAACTGGTCTGGCATGGGCGTTGAAAGCTATCTCGTTGGCATCGGCAAATCGACCGTTGATAACGATGGAGGCCAAACCGTTACCTTACAAGCTGGCGAAGGAAAGCAATTCCCTGTTGGCAGCCTTGTGATGATCGTTGAAGCAGACGGCTCAACCCGGTCGGCTGATACTGTCGCTGGTTCGGCTCGCAAAGTTGTCTCGGTTGCTGGTGATATAGTGACTTTGGACGGCGCAGCTTTGGCTGACGCTGACGGCTCCGGCACGCCTATCTATCTGTCCTACTTCGAGCCAGTGATGGCCGGAACTGAAGGCATCGACAATCCGCAAACTGGTCTTGTTGGCACCTTCACATCAAGCTCCATCCCTGGAGTGCCTTGCGTGCGCTCGGCGACCATCACAATCGCCAACGGCCACGAGATTGTTGATTACTGCTGGGGCCATGACTCGGCATCTGGTTCGATCTTCGTGCCAGCGAGCCGTTTGGAAGTCGATGTGTCGATTGAATTGAACCTCAACAAAGACACCGTGGCTTTCTACAACTCGGTTCAGCAGTTCGAGGCTCAGGATTTGAACTTCAAGCTTGGCGATGCGGCTGGACGCCACCTTGAGGTTGACCTTCCTCGCTGTATCTTCCAGGTTCCATCAATCTCGGTTCCTGAAACAGGCAGTATCCCCGTGAGCTTTGAAGGCAAGGCTTACCAAACAGCCCTCGATGCCGCAGATGAGTGCGTAGTAAAATACGCCTAATCTGATATGCTTACAGGGCATAGTGAATCTCCATTAAATCTCAGGGCCTCCGCAATTGCGGGGGTTCTTTTTTTGGCATAAATTACCCCATCCCCCAGGAAAGGAGATGCAATGGCAATCAAGTTCGCCAGCCCACAGGACATGGCTTTTAAGTTCATTTCTTCAAAAGACGACGCAGTACGTTGCTCGGCAGAGGATTATGCAAAATACTCCGAAAGCCTCGATGAGTCGCTTTTAAACCTCAATCCAGAGATCCAACCCACGCGCTTTATTTTATCTTTAAGCACTAAGATAAAAGACGTTCTCTCGGCCAAGGATTCTTTGGCTGGTATTGCGATGAAAGCTCAAAACACAGGCGAAATGCCAATATACAGCCTCATGTTCTCTCAAGTTCGCGTGGCAATCCAAGATATTCTCACAGGCGAAGTGAGTGAAATGAAGCGCGGCCCAGATGGCTTGGTGTCTGACGAGATTATGGTGTCCCTTGCGTCTTCCGATATTTTGCCAGAGTTGTTCACGGCTCTTCAGAACAAACAAAAGTCTTCTGTTGATTCGGGCCTAGTAAAAAAAAGCTAAGCGCAATCATTGAACTCAACTACGCAGATTGGGCGGCCCTTCAGAAAGAAGGCCGCTCTTTTGATTGCAATACTTGTAAACTGCAAAAACTAAGACGCTGCCGTGAAGATAGATGGGATTTTGACGAGAAGGACGGAACAATCTGGCCTATGTATGTTCACAAGGGCGGTGAACTGTACGGTTTTTGTCCTGCTAAGGCGACCTGGGATGGACAGACCATGAGCCTATTCCGTATCCTCCATGTGGCATCGGAAACAGGATCGATGTGGGATGAGGGGCCATTATCCGAACAGCCCGATTGGTTCATAGATGTGTTATCATGGTTCCTGACAAAGCATGATTTTGCTAAGTTTCAAACTAAGGCAAGGATGGTCTTAGGCGACGGGAAGAAAGAGTCTTCTACAGCGCCAAAATCAACTTCAAGGAAGAAATAATGGCGACGAAAGTGGACACCGTTGTTTCCATTGTCCTTGATGCTTCCGGCGTTGCGGTTGGCTTCAAGGACATCAGTGGACAAGTCAGAAACCTGCAAGGTCAGTTTTTGAAACTCAAAGACGGGATGACTCAGGTCGAGAAGGGTAGCGACAAGTTTGCCGAATCTCTTGGAACCGTCGTTCTTGCGGCTAAAAAGCAAAATGACGCACTCAAGTCTGTTTCACGGGAAACATCCACGTTCAAGGGCACTCTTGAGGGAATGTTTAGGCCAGTTACGGCTCTGAACCAAGCCTTTGGCGTGCTTCAACAGTCGCTTTATATTATCCAGCGCGCATTCTCTCTCACGGTTGGCTCTGCAATGGAGCTTGAGCTTCAGGTTGCACGCATCACAACCGTTTTGGATAAGTCAGAAGTCGGCCAGGTTGATTTTGCAAAACGCATCCTTGATATGCAGGCCACTTTCGGAGCGAATCCAACAGAAGCGGCCAAGGGATTCTATGAGGCCATCGCTTCTGGCGCGACTAATGCAGCCGGATCGATAGCTCTTATGAATACGGCCCAAAAGCTTGCCATTGGCGGCCTCCTACCGCTTGATAAAGCTTTGAGTGGTCTAACCTCAATCATGGCCTCATACGGCTACACAGCCGATGAAACAAAGTATATTTCCGATGCGTTCTTTATCGCTGCTGCAAAGGGTAAAACGAACGTCGAAGAACTCACAATGGAGATCGGTAACGTCGCTTCGATTTCGCAGCAGGCTGGTGTGAGTTTTGAAGAGCTTGTTTCGGCAATCTCAGCGGTCACTCTTGGCGGTAAGAGAACAGCCGAAGCCACAACGTCCGTGAGAAACGCGATAAACGCTCTACTTACACCAACCGAAGACCTTCAGTTCGTTTACAAACAGCTTGGCATTTCTAGCATTACAGCGGAAATCAGACAGCGCGGTTTAGCTGCCGTTTACAAAGACGTTTATGGATATGTGAACAACAATGCAGACGCTCTGTCTAAGCTCGTTGGTCGCGTTGAGGCAATTTCTGCGGTCGTTGCGCTAACTTCTGGTAAGCAGAAAACTGCATATCAAGAAATGATATCTTCCATCACAGACAGCAATAAAAAGATGGGAGATACAACAGAAAAGGCGTTCAAATTACTTGAACAAACATCTGCCAATAGAATGGAGATTGCGAAGGGCAAAATCCTCGCTTCATTCACGGAAATTAGTAATGCTGCGATGAAATTGATCATTCCAATTGCAGAACTTGGCGCAGGTATACTTGATAAATTGATGAAACCAATTGTTGCGACAAGCAATGCAATCTCATCAATGATTGATGGTATGAATAGTTTAATGCCAACACTTGCTGCCTTTGGCGCAACAATCGCTGTCTTTAAGGCTCCAGCTATTTTTGCGTTTTTTACTGCGCTTGCTCCTCTCCTCAAGGCCGTTGCTATTCCTGCCGCTATTGTTGCCGCTAAGTTCATTGGCATTGCGGCGGCGATTACCACTGTTACTGTTCTGTTTGATCAAATCATCAGAAACTTCAGGCTCATTCCTGACATTTTTGACTATGTGATTTCGAGTATCGATCAGTTCGTAATCAGTATGGCTCAGAAATTAGCAGGATTGCAGGATGTCATTGTTAAGTTTGCACAAGAGTTTGCTGCAAAGTTTCCAAACATTTCAGAAACCCTTGGCTTAAAAATTTATACAGACGCACCGCAACAGCAAGTTAAAAAACTTGGCGATGATTTAGACAAAGCCGCTGAAAAAGCAAAGAAGGCCAAGGAAAAAATATTAAAAGAATGGGATATGGGTGCAATCAAGGGCATTAAAGATGCTTTTAGCTCGCTGAGTGGCGCACTTAGTGGCGCTCCAGAAGTTCCAGGCCCTTCAAGACCAACCGGCGCTCCACAACTACCAATTCCAGCACAAGCGAAACCAGTTGATATCAGCGCAGCAAGAGAAGCTGCAAACAAGGCACAAGAACAACTTAATTCCATACTTGATGGCACTCGTGATCTTGAAAAAGAAATAGCACTTTCAAAAGCCTACGGAACAGATTCTATGAAAGAATCAATGCGTCTTGAGATAGAGCGTGTTGATACACTTGCTAAGCAGTTAGAAAAAACAAAACAGCTATCAGATGCGGATAAGGAAAGAATAAAGAAGTTCAAGGAAACGGCTGGAGAGGCACTTGAGATCCGAATAAGAACAGAGGAAATAAAACAAGCGACTGATTTCGTTAATTCTGCCACGGGTGGAGCAGATGCGGTTGTTGGAAATGCAATCAAACGGTTTGGTGAAGCGTTTGGACCACAAGGACAACTTGTTGCATCAATTATAAATATACTGCGCCAAGGCAAAGACTTCATGTCAAAACTTGGAAGCGATCTCATCAAGATAATTGTTGAACTTCCGCTCAAAGTCGCCGAGGGTGCCGTTGGTCTTGTTGAAGGTTTGTTGCAGGGCATTATTGATATGCTCGGTGATCCGGCTAGGCTTGCAAAAATCATAACTGCTTTTTCAACGATTGGTCCAAAGATAATCACTTCAATCGTTAAAGCTTTGCCAATATTATTAAAAATGCTTCTTGATCCAAAATTCTGGGTCGAACTGGCTTCACAAATTGTCCGATCAATCTTCGATGCTCTCAAGGAAATGATTTACGCCATCGGTGACTTGTTCGCTTCGATATTTAGCGGTGACATATTCGATGGCATTGGCGAGGCTGTCGAGAATATGGGTAACTCGATTGGAGACGGTATCCGTGACGCGACAAAAGCAGTCACAGGATTTACTCAACAGCTTTTCGGTGTGCAAGAAGATGTCGCTGGCCAAGAAAAGGACAAGGGCGCTGGTACAGATATTAGAAAAGCGTTTGACTACGGCGCAAAGAAAACTCGTGGTCTTTGGAAAGACATCACAAAATTCCTGGTGGACACATTCAATCTGCTTAAACAGATCATCATTGCTCCTTTTGAGTTTGCTGCTTTGGTATTTAAAAACACATTTGACCTATTCGCAAAAACTCTTGAGGCCAGCATTGGCCTACTCGGAGTATTGCTTCAATCAGTTGGAATGACCTTCGAGGCGGCTGCAAATATTACAGGAACAATTCTTTCAACAGCATGGCAAGGCGCTGTGATTGTCTTTGAAGGCATAGTGAATCTTTTTAATAGTGCATGGAATACATTCAAAAACGTATTCATGGCCGTCTTCAATTTTGCTAAGTCAATCTTCCAGGGAGTCATCGACGCATTCAAAGCGGTATTTAACTTCTTCAAAACTTTATTCGATGATCCAATCAAAGCATTTAAGCAATTATTTGAGGACTTTAAAAATATCTTCTCGAATATCTGGGATTCTTTCAAAGAGATTCCAACTAAGCTCTGGAATGGCCTAAAAGATGGCGTTGGAATCATTTTTGACACGTTCAAGTCTCTCGGCTCTGCTATCTGGGAAGGCTTAAAGAATGTTGGTAGACAAATATTTGATTGGGCTAAATCCATTGGCTCAACAATTTATGACGGATTCTCAGAGTTCTTTGGAAAAATTGCCGACGGATTTAGAAACTTCGGACGTAATATCTGGGAAGGATTCAAGCAAATTATTAAGGATACCGTCGGAAAGCTCGCAGATTGGCTTGGCCTTGCTGAAGGCGGTATCGTGCCGGGAACCGCGCGTGCTCCTGGAGACAGCGGGAGGAACGATATAGTTCCCGCTTTGCTTTCACCAGGCGAAGCGGTCATTCCTCGTTCACTCATGGCCAATCCAGAAATCAACACGATGATTCGTGACCTGCTCAAGAATAGACAGATGCCAATCTCATCGATCTCTGAAGCAGTTCCTCGAATTTCAATGGCCAACGGAGGCATGGTGCCTGCACTTGTCGGCGGAGGCGGAACCAGCTTCGGAGACACCAACGTGAATGTTGTGCTACAGATTGAAACCAACCAACAGATTGACGAGTCATTCATTCGTCAACGCCTGATGCCTGCTCTAAAGTCAGAGCTCAAAGCAAGCTCTCTGCGTGGTGACTTTGTTCTCAGTGCGAAAGGAGTTCGCCGGTGATTCAGTTAATCCAGTACGGATACCTTGAAACTCCATATCTGAGCGAGTTTCCATACCTTGGACCTGCGGCTGAGCAAGGCTTAGCTTTCCAGACTGAGTTCGCAATCAGGTCAGAGCATGAACTTGGAGCACAGTTCCTTGGAGACATCACTAAGGACAAAGCAATCGCTACACAGTTTGAAGGACTTATTGAGAACTTTGAGCAAGCTCGTGGATTTCAGACAGAGTTCAGCGTTGGTGTTGATCATCCGTTTGGATTGCAAGCGTCTGTATTTAACACGCAAGATAGTGAACTTGGAATCCAGAGTGCTTTGACGGTTATCTCTGAGCATAGCGCTGGCGTTCAATTCAGTGCGTTTATAAATAAAGACAAGGTTCTGAGCTTTCAAACAAAAAGAAAGTTTGATGGTAAAGAGAAATCAAAAGGATTCCAGTTCCGTCAAAGTAAATCTTTGGCTCACCTTGAGTGTTTTGGCGCTGGATATCTTAACGACGAGCCTTATCTTTCTCTTTATCCGTATTTGCAGTCGTTCTTCTGTGTTCCAATAGGCATCCAGTTCACGGCAGTGAAGGAAGAAGCACGAGCATTCCAATTCCGTTCTGCATTGTACAACACAACAAACTTGCGCATCTTGGTTGATTTCCCAAGCCGTGGAACAACGGGAACAAACTGGACCTCAACAACGACTGAACCAAGTTCTACGAGTAGTTTCACGGTCAATAACGTCAATACAGATATCGTTGAGCAATACTGGCGCTCAGCAACAGGTGTTCTTTCTGCAACACTCGTTTGTGATACGCAATTGCCTCAAGGCGTATATTTGGACACGCTAGCAATTTTGAATCACAACTTGTCAGGCTCAGCGACCGTAATTCTACAAGGATCAAGCGATCCAAGCTTTGCAACAATTCCTGTGAATATCGGGCTAACTTATGAAGCGAACAATATGTACTATATCGCTCCTACGTTGCCTCTACTGCCTTATAGATACTGGCGATTGAATGTCAGTGATGCGGGATCGGCAGACAACTTCTTGCGTATTGGAACGATTGTCTTTGGCTCGGCTATCATTTTCAGCCAAGAATCTTTTGTTGACCAAGTTCAGTTTGGTCAGAAGCAATTCGTGGATAAGGTCTATACTGAAGGCTTTACGAACGTCAGCAATGACCGAGGCAAAAAGAAATACTTGAACCTTGAGTTCAGAAATTTGTCTTATGGTCGCGTAAACTTCCAGAACATGCGTGAGATTTTTGAATATGCAGGAACAACTCTGAAGTGCCTTTATATTCCAGTACCTCAACAGGCGAGCAGGTTTGCTGTCTTTGCCAAGATGAATGAGATTCCAGCAGAGACGCATAACTACAAAGGCGCAGATGCGGATTATGTAGACTTCTCAATCTCAGTGGATGAATCGCTATGAGTTCATCGAACCGCAAACCATATCTTACTGCGACTAGCATTGACCAATCCCTACTCGATGCGGCGGGTGATAACCTGTCCAATCAAATCGAGTTGATTGTGGACATCACCGCTCCTGATGGATCAATTATTCGTGCCAGTGATCGGAATAAATACGTCGGAGAGCACTTCTATGAGGCTCTGACTAACTTCCCAGACGTGACTCGCACGATTGGTGAGTTCCTGGGCCAAGGATTGGTTTTCTCGGAAATGACCTTTGAGCTTTCCAATGCAGACGGACGGTTTAATAAATATCTTCCTGGCGGAGCAAACTTTGGAGGATGGATCGGCCGTAGCGTTGTAGTTAAGATTGGCCTCCGGGACGTTGCTTCGTCTTATGTAGCAATCTTTAGGGGCGCTATTACAGAAGAAGGCGGTTTTTCACGGTCTGTCAAATCAATCACTATTAAGGCGCGTGATACGCTTGAAAAGATCAACGTAAGTTTTCCCCCGGACGTATTCACTCAATCAGCGTATCCAAAGGCTGCTGATGACCTTTGGGGAACGACTATCCCGCTCATCTATGGTGACTGGACCGTGAACATCCTGCCGGGACTTTCTTCTGTTCCTGCAAGAGTTGTGAACGGGGCTGACATCTTTGTAAACGGTGACGAGCTTCCTGTGACGGTTGCTCTTGGCACTCCAGTTGTTTTCACGGCAGTAACCCATCGCCTTGATGTTAATGAAGAGATTGATGTTGTTTCAGACAATCCAAGCTTTCCGGGCACTCTTTTGGGAAAGCACTTTATTAAATCCATTACAGCAAATGAGTTTACAATCTCAAAAACGCTTGGTGGAACAGTGATAAGCCTTACTACTGGCAACGTGACTGGAAACAATCACGTCATCAAGCACACAGCAAGGGAATTGAAAAACGTCAATCTTGTCATTTCTAGCAATGCAAATACTGACTTTGACCTGAATCAGGTCTGGCTTAAAAGATCAGAGCTTTATTACAAAATACCAATTTCAATTATTCAAAACGTCAACGCAAATAAGAACTACTTTGAACTTGATCAAGACAATGCAGATTTCAAGATTGATGGTGTTCACTGGATGTATGACACGTCAGATGAGTTCTTCGTTCGAGTCAAAGGGAAAGCCATTCCTTCCTATCAAGAAAACATCGTGGCCATTGCTGAGGACGTTTTAAAGACTTACGGAGGCGTTGTCTCCGGTGACCTTGACGCTACTTGGTCATATTTTAAGACCAAATCCTCTCCGTCCACCAGTGCCGTTGCCAACGTCAAAGGCAGAGCTTGGATTGGCGAGCCTCAGAACGCTATGGAGTACGCCGTGAGCTTGCTTGAGCAAGTCAGGCTTGAATTGTTTTTCTCCCGTGAACAGAAGCTCTCTTTAAGCGCGTTGCACTGGGACGAGTTTGACGACACGCCTTCTTTTGTGGTGCGAAACTGGGACATTGAAAAAGACAGCCTGGTGCCCCAGATTGATGATCGAAACAACTTTAACCGCGTCAGAGCGGCTTACGCCTTTCTTCCGGATATGAATGAAAACGCATTTTCAACGCGCTATTACAAGAATAACGCAGCAATCGCTCAGGCGGGACGCGAAATCACTAAGGTTCTGACCTATCCGAACCTGCATGTGGAGTCGGACGTTATCACTCAGATGACTGAAACCATGAAGATCGTGAGTGGTTACCGTGAGATTATTATCTGCTCTTTGACCAATAGAGCCATCCTCAAGGATCTTGGGCAATTTATTTTGCTCGACGTTGAGATTGGCTCAACGGTCTTCTCGGGAGTACCATGTCAAATACGCGATATTGGCTACTCTCCAGATGGTCTAAAGTTACCAGTGAAACTTTGGTCGTTTGCCATGCTCCCATTCCAGACCTGGAATCCGGGGTATGCGGGAATTGTTGGCGGTGAGTCGGCGTCTATCGTGCAAGAATGAAGTAATGTAAAGTGAATCAGAATTACAAGGAGGCTTTCAAATGGCAGTTTTATTGACCGTATCGGAATCGCTCGGCGGCGCGGAAGTCTCCGACTCATTAGCAGGTGGCGGTACAGGTATTGACTTGGGCCAAGTAGTGAACTCGCAGTTTGCGCCAATTATTGACCAAGTGACTAATAACGGAGCACAAGTTCTTTTCCTCCGTCACAACGCAGTGGTCGATCCAATCACAAACTTAAAAGTTTACATGGATTCGTATTCACGGACAGGATTCACTTACGGTGGCGCTGGGACTGCAAATTCAGACTACACAGTCCTCAAGGCTGAAGGTTCTGCTTCGGACGTTTCAGCGGCAGCTAAGAACAACTCAAATGGTCTTGCGAGCGGCGTTTGGATGGAACAGCAATACAATGTTGCTACTTCGAACCAGTTCGACATTGCGACTGCGCGTGGTGGAGATGCTGGAACCAAATACGTTCAAATCTTTGGCAAGTCTGCTCAAGGTATCGACGAGGCTACGGCTTACGGCGTCATCAAAGAGGCTTGTCTTTACACTCCAGACAACTTGGCAGAGAACGCTCCATCGGCTCCGGTTAATGGAAAGATTGGAGTCTCAACAGACAACGTGCTTGGAAACCGTGCCAAGCTGCGCTTCCGCATCTATCTTCGTGATGCATTTGCAGACGGCGGCATCTTTCAGTTCAGCCTGATTGCTCGCTTCTCATATACAGCTTGAGTCAATGGAGAGCGACAAGATGTTAGTTCTCTCACAACCTAATGAGGCTCTTCGTGGTTTACGCTGGAGATTCGAGTACACCGACAAGCCCGCAAGGGTTGGTGTCTGGAACTACACCGGTGAAGACCAATCGCTTCAGGCTTGGAGACAGCCGAAGGAAGGACTCCTTTTTGCTGTCATTGAAGCCAAAGATCATAATCAAATTATCCATCGCGTGTTTGAATGTCCTGGCCAAGACTTTTGCAATTTCCAGTGGGAAGTAGAAGCTCGGTTCTCGATGAACGGCGTAGTCAGTGATCACCGCCTTGTCGGTCTGACACTCGTCTCACGGTCAGAACGCGCTACAATCTTCAAGAATGGCGCTTGTGTGATAGAACGCAGAAAAGCAGATGATTTAGATAACCACTACCTCTATGGAAAGGTGTAAGCCATGCCAAATCCCACCACAGCTTATGGTCGCCAGGACGTTGCATGGCCTGACCTCGGCTCCGATCCCGGTACGACGCTTTGGACCCAGATCACTACGGCAATTGCCTTTTTGTCAAACAACGTCACAGCACGTTGGTCTGGTTCTTTAACTATTGCAGCAAGCGGAACGGCTCAGATTCCTCATCGCTTCGATACTGTTCTTGCAAACTTAAAAATCTTCGTTATTGAAGGCGGGGTTGTTCTTAGCAAGGCATTGCAAGATTCTTCGTATCAGTTCTCTTTCGTGGACAACAACACGATTCAGGTTCAAAATATTTCAGGCGGTTCAAAGACTTTTCAAGTCTACGTCTATCCAAGTTACCTAAATATTCGCGCCGCTGATCTTGATCCAGCAATTGACATCGACACGACAGGCAAATTGTCTATCGGAGGAAGATTCGCTGCTGCGCAAGCAACGAACTCACAGACAGGCTCCAACGTCACGCTTGGCGATCCAGCTTCAATGGCTATTGCCCTTGCAGGTGCTGGCCTGGCTTCGGTTGATGGCATCACTGCTCCTGTTGATACCAAAGGCAAAGTTGTTATTTATCACAACAACAGCGGCAGTGCGATTCAGTTCAACGATTCAACTGGAACAGCAGCAAATCAAATTTACACAGGCACAGGCGCTCCATTGCAGCTTGCTGACAAAGCCTCGCTGATTGTTCGCTATGACACTGCTGTCTCGAAGTGGCGTGTGATTGGTTCAACCGGAGGCGGTGGTGCTGAACTGACCATCACTCAGGCAAATACATTTGTCGCTGGTGAAGCTCTGTACTTCAACGGAACTGTCTGGGCCAAGGCACAAGCCAACGCACTTGGAACTGTGGCGATCGGCATAATTAAGTCCAGAACCGCATCAAACTTCATTCTGACTCTGCTTGGTGAAGTGACTCTCAGTGGCTTAGTCGCTGGTTCGCTTTACTATCTCGATGCTGCAACGGCTGGCGCTTTGACCACAACTCAGCCATCAGCACCGAACTTCTCTCAGCCAGTCGGTATCGCTCTGTCGGCAACGAAGTTCCTCGTTGGCATCCAAAGAGCACTTGACTTGCGTGGGCCAGCGCCTACCGTTTCAACTGCAACATCGCTTACAGCAGCTGGAACAATCACTTTGTCTGTGGCAGCGCATCAAGAGCAAATCCTCGTTGGAACGGCTGTCGTTGGCGGAGTTACTTTGGCAGCAGCGGCTTTTGGATCAACTGCACCAGTGAATGGTAA